ACTGCAAACTTACGTCCTGTATTTGATGAGATCATCGTTAGGGATAAGATTACAGTTGAGAACACACAGTTAACCAGTGTATTCAAGGGTAGTATTGAGGTCAATGAAGAGTTAGTTGTAAGTAAATCTGCTGAAGTTGCTGACCTTACAATCAAGGGTGAGGCATCTAACAACGAAGCAACCAAGAAGTTTAACGTTGTAACTACAACACCTGGCACATCTGCTGCTGCAAACACAGGTGACATAACATTTTTAGGAAATTTCCAGAACGGTGAGAACTTAGGTTACTATTGGACAGGTGCAGCATGGGCAAAGTTTGGTCTAACAGACACAGGTAACTTAAAAATTACTGGTGGTAGTGCATCTGGTTCTACATGGACTGATGGTGCAGGAGATTTACAACTCAAGAACGGTTTAGGTCTTGACATACAATCAACTGGAACACTTAATGTTAACAGTGGTGCTACTACACTTGGTGGTAATCTAACAGTCACAGGCATAACTGCTCTAAATGGAAATACAAATATTCAAGCAGACTTATCGGTTGGAGCTGGCGGTGGTGTTAATTTCTCTGTTGGCGGTTCTACTGGTAACATTGCAACCAACGGAAGTTTAACAGTCAGTGGTAATACTGATATTGGTTCTAATACTTTGGACACATTGACCATAGCAGCACTAGTTGATTCTGACATTGTACCATCTGGAACAACGAGAGATATTGGTAGTTCAACAAACAATTGGAGAGCTGGATACTTCTCAGGCACAGTCACTGCAAATACATTCTCTGGTGGACTGACTGGTAATGTAACTGCAAGCACTGGATCATCCTCATTTAATAATGTGTCAATCAGCGGAACGTTAACTGCTACCAGTTTGACTGGTAACGCTGATACAGCAACTGCACTAGAAACTGCAAGAAATATTGGTGGTGTATCGTTCAATGGTACTGCTAATATAGATCTACCTGGCGTCAACATTGCAGGAACCCAAGATACATCTGGTAATGCTGCAAGTTCAACTCAGGCATATGTAACACACAGTGGTAGTGATTCTCTCAATAGAGGTCTTGTTTTCTGTGATGCAGCAAGCAATGCTAGTGGAAATAAAGACTTGAAGTATGATGGAGACTTGGTATATAATGCAAATAGTAATACACTTTATGCTCCCACTATTCAAGGAACCACTGCAACATATACTACATTTGGTAACTCAGGACAAAACGCATTTGGTTCAAGGACAGTATCACAAAGTGATCCCACTGGTGGAAGTGATGGAGATATCTGGTATAAGTATTAGGGAGATACAATAGATTATGGCAATACCATATAATACTACAAACACAGGAACTAGTATTCGTGATGCACTTGGACATAGTTCCATTAAAGATGGTGGCACATGGAGACATATTGAGAACATCAATATAAAATCTGGTGGATCATGGCGAGACACTAAAGAAGTATATGTGAAGTCAGGTGGTTCATGGAGATTAGTGCATGAAGGTGAACACTTTTTATTTCAAGCAACTCTCTCTGGTGGAAATAATGAATTTAATTTAGGATCATGGATTAGTGGTCAAGGATATAGTGGTAATAAGATTAAAGGTGCAATCATAGTAGAAGGTGCACAACAGAGAGTCAACATGGGTAACTTCTCATCTGATTCTAAAGTATATCTCAGGATAAATGCGAACTGCAGAATAGCTGGTAAAGGCGGTAACGGTGGTTCACGTGGTGGTCAGAACGGACAAAATGGACAACGTGGACTATACACTAGAACACCATTTATAATAGACAACGCAGGAATCATCGCGGGTGGCGGTGGAGGAGGTGGAGGAGGTAACAACTCCAATTGCGTATATCAAAATACAAATTACTTTGGTTGTATGAAAGCACAACAGTGTTCTGAACTAGTGCAAAACCAATCCCCTGCCTATGGTGGTGGTGGAGGTGGTGGAGCAGGAACGCCTGGCGGATCTGGTTTAGATGGTGGTCAAAATGGTCAAGCACTCTCAGGTGGTGGTGGCGGTGGAGACGACGGTTGCGAGTCTTACTCAGGTGGTAAGGGTGGTAACTTAGGACAAGATGGCGACGGTGCAGAGGGTGGCAACGGTGGAAGTGGTGGAACCAAAGGAACCGCTATTGATGGTATCTCTTATAGATATAGTCAGTCAGGTAATGGCAACGGAGATATCCGTGGAAGTCAAATTAACTAAACAACAATTATGTCACTACAAGATATAGACCCACAATTTAGATTGGATAGCGATATGGCACCAACCTATGTTGTTAAAGACTACGACATTGAAACTGGCGAGTTTTCAGTGTATTACAATGATGGATCATTGAAAGATAATAATTGGTATGGTCCTATCGCGATGGATCTAGATTCTATGAAACCAGACCATGAAGAACCTATACGTTTTCAGATAGCACATCAAGTATATAACGCTGTAAGAAGATCAAGATTAGTTGAATGTGATATGGAAGCTAGCAAGGCAGTTTTAGCACAAATGATGGGCATAGAACAAACAGTTCCTATGGAAGATCTCATGAAGCATCGTGAGACAAAAGCAAAAGCTAGCATAACTCAAGTTGATCCTGTATTATCTGCAACACAAGTTGTAAGTATATTCAGCGAAGATGATTTTGACGAGCAGTTTGAAGCACTCAGTGCTGAACTAGCGAAAGAGGAATGATATGCAACAGTATGCTACCACACAAGATAGTCGAATAGCACAGTATTCATTTGGTAGAAGTATTTCACAGTTTGGTTTGACTGTATACTCCTGCACATCTGGACGCGAAGGTAAAAAAATATTTGGCAATGATCCTGATCCTACAACAGAAATCATATTAGATTCTACTGATGATATTGTAACAGAACATATCAAGAACAATCCTAACGGGAAGGTGGCAGGATATGAGGATATCATACGGGAGTGTGGACAGACATATCAAGTTCACTACAGAACAGTATCGTTCGGTAGTAAATGGAAGAGTTGCTCACTCAAACCCGCAGGGTATTCTATTGTATATCACAATGGTGCACATACAAACTTTAGATTTCCTGGCATCAATAGACTAACATCACTAGAATCTGGTGGAGTAGTGGCATGCTCTGGATTTGACAATAAGGAATCTACAGGTAGGAAGATACATTTTTTACAGGAGAATGATAGCTTTACACCTCATGGCATAGGCAGTATAATAGTACCAATGCATGACTGTTGGTATCATAAACAAAAACTACTACAACACTTTCCATTTCCAATATCAGAACCAGATACAGTGCAAATAACAGTCGATAAACCCACAGTTATAGTAGAATTTTATCAAGAACAACCAGATGTAGCACAATTCACTACAGATTGGTTAAATCAAATCGAGGATGGACTTATTGAAATCGTGACTAGATGAAGAATGAATACACAATCAATGATCAATTAGATCATTTGACTGTCTTATATCATAGAGGATGCAAACAAGGGTTCAAATTTTTTGGTGATGACCCAGAAGAGCACAAATATTATATTAAAGACGAACACATATCAATATTAAAAGACACATGGAGTGATCAACAAGGAGCATTTCCTATTGATTATTTGAAACGTTTTTATGCACACAGTAGATGTCTAGTGTTTACTAAAGGCATGTGGATGAGTGAGACAGCAAGATATCCACAATATCTCAGGTTTAGACCAGGTGCTAACCTGAGTTTTCGTGTGTCTGGAATGACTAGGTTTACATCATTGACCGATGATGGAGGTGCTCTCTGTGTTGGTATCGACCCTGATGCTTCACAAATGCCATGTTTACGACGTTTTGTGCATGTTATAAACAAACAAACTATGTTTCAACCAATGTATAGTAATTCATATCTAATACCCACAGAAAATTGTGTGTATGGTAAGAAAGAGATATCAGAAGGACATATATTCAGATCAAGTAACGATCCAATAACAGTGACTTTTCAAAACAAAGGTTATCTGATAGAATATACAGAAGAACCTTTCACTATGGAAGAAGCTGTGCTAAACTATGGTGGACAATGGATTACAAAACACATCGAGGTATTTGATAGATGACAATGTTCTATGATGGACATAAACCAGTATGGCAAGACCATAAGGATTACCCATGGAATGAATACAAACATCTAAATCGTGATAAGTTTGAGGAATTGCTAGACATGATGGTAACAGCATATCCTGATCATGAACTAACAGAGTGGTTAAAACGTGGATTTGCTATGAATGAGGGAGATAGCACCATATCATTCAGTAGTCTAGAGGGATACAGGATGTTACAATGGGACATCAATCATTTTGATCTAGAAGATGAAGAGTCATATAATATGATGTGGGGAGATGAAGAAGAAATAGATTGGGATGCAGATTGGGATTAGATGTGTTATAATTAAATATAAAGAATAATACTATGCCAGTATACAGAGACTATGAGATTAGAATCAATCTCAACGAATTAATCGAGAAGAGGATACCATGTTGTGACCTATTACATCCCGATCATTGTTTTACAGAAGACCAAGTAGCACAGATAGCACATGATATTAACATGGATCTGAATCTACATCCAGTATTTGATCAGATAGATGACCACATACTACGTTATGTCAAAGCAGCAGGAATTAATAATGACGACCATTGGGTAGAAGATAAACTAAAACATCCACACGATTGACCAATCTAAAAAGTGACACAATACTATTGCATTAACCCATGCAAGGTGTATAATAGTATTATAAACAAACTACATTAACAAATGGAAGTCCAAGCACACGGTAATCTTTTTGAAGACGTCAAAACACGTGAGATAACTGGTCTTAGTAAAGAAGAATATGATAAACTCAAGTCTAATGGTTATACATCATCCATGGACATTGTTAAAGGTTTACATTCAGATATAGATGTCAGTATTAAAACTGCAAAGGGTAAGAAGGTAGACTGTGGTGATGTATTAAGAAGACGTGCAGAGTTTGAGTATGACATAGTTATAGGACAGTGGGCACAGGCAGGAGATAATAAAGTATTTCACACAGAGTATACATTTCATATCAAACCAGAGCATGAGACACTACTATGGGGAAAGATGAATTATGAAAAACTTAGAGAGTTTGACTCATACATCAAAAGTATCCCTGCAGGAAGAAAAGCACAGCAAGAGACAAAGATAGAAAGACAAGTCTTAAAGAATATTGTTGAGGATAGCAATGCATTGATGTCTATACATCCTAAAGTTGACAGTAAGAAGCAACGTAGAGTGCAGTGTTCATTTAACATTGACAAACTCATAGAATCTGGTGTAGAATACGAAGTAAAGACTATTAGACTTACAGTAGCATCCAAGACAAGAACATTCAATAAATGAGAGCATTTTGCCCACCTAAAAACACTCCAGACAAAGATATAGTTATGACTCCTGAGTATCTTGCTAAGGATAT